TCGGTCTGATTATTGCTATCCGGGCCATAGGTGCCGCCGGCGGAATTGCGGGCCATGATCTGAATCTCGGTCAACCGCTTTTCTCGAAAGATCGTCGGTCCTTCCTTGGTTTCGATATTCGGCGGTAAGGGCTCCAGATCGGAATTGTAACTTAGACCAATGGTTACAATAGACGCCGAGTTATTCAGGGCCAATTGATTGTTGGCGATGGTTGCCGCGCCGATAACCCCATCAGCCAAATAAGCCACGTTATTGCCGTTTAAATGATCGAGGCCGGTAATCGTCGATACTGCATCGCCTCCAACATACTGCAAGCCTGAATCAACAAAAAATGAATTGTTGTGGGCTACCTGCTCGAATTTTCGCATCCGCTCAATAAATGTGACGGTATTGTTGTTGATGTTGCGGTGAATTGCCGCCCATAGTTCTGATTCGGTAGGGCCTGGAATAACCGCGATAGAAGCAATATTTCCCGAGGAATGCCGGGACCATGCTAATACTTCCTGCTCCTGCATGTAGGTTAGTGCCAAAAGCGTGTTATCGTTGCGGCGACACCATACGATCTCATGAGGCGACTGTTGATAAGCAAATTCCTTAATTGTGTAGCCTTCCAGTAGATGATCGGCCAATACGGTCAATTCGCCCGATTTGTAGCCATCCGCCTCCCAGGAATAGGACAGCTCTCGCACCTTGGATGCCGGGTTGCCGGCGTGAATGATAATATCGCCCAATTTTACCGGGAAGATTTCGGACGTTCCGAAATAGGATTCTTTCTTGTTGAATTTGTTGGTCGGCGTGATCGCAGTATTTGATCCGGAGCTGGCCGCCAGACTCTGCACCCCGGCATCGGTGCCGCAGATTAGGCGCTTGCCCGAGGCCAACCAGAAAATAACATCTGATTGTCCAGATAACAGATTGACCGTGAATCCGTCATCGTCATTGGTGCCGGTGCTCAAATCTTCATAGTTGCCGGTCTTAGAGAACCATAACCGGGAGGGCAGGGAAGTGGTAGAGGCGAATACAAGCCTGTCCTGATAAAAAGCGCATGTCCTGGGCCAGCCGTTATTATTGTCCCATTCCGCCGGTTGCGAGTTGTTGCCAAAAGTGATATCTGCCAGATTCCAGTTATTGTGTGCGGTCCGGGTCAGCTTGGCCGGAGCATGGTTTTCGTGCGTTAAATATAGGGTATCGTAGCTTTGCGTATATTGCAGGCCGGCCAAATCCGCTTCATTGTAAGATGTGTTCAAGTTATAAACGGTTCCGGAGCTGTCGCCTTCCGGATAGGCCTGCTGAGGTACATTAAAATTGGCCGTCCAACGAGCCTTGTCTGATATCCGAATCTCATCGATCCAACCAATCCAGTTATTAGCATTGTTAAAACTCGCAACCATGAGATTGCCGGAAAGATTTTGCATGGCTAAATTGGATGCGGCGACGTTTTTAGCCGAGCCGTCCATACACAGCGCCCAGTTGTTGGCGTTATTGCCCCAGCCCCTTACTACTGCTACGTGATGCCAGTTATTATTTGAGAATCCGCCTGAAATTGACGTACAGTTATAGGTGAGAGAGACCGAGTTGTTGCCGGCAACAACTGAGAAAACTAATTGTTGGGTGATTCCACTTATTACCAGATTTAATTTTGCGTAGTTGTTGGCATCGGTGAACTGAGACATCAGCGCATGGTTGCCAGTAGTAGCGCCTGAGCTTATTGCAAACCTACCCTCCCAGGTAAAGTTATTGGTATTGTGGAACCAATCGGCATGGTCCGCAATTTCAAGATGGCCGTTGCCATCGAAATATCCGGCGGCGTTGCCGAAAACGAAATTATCTGTTTTTATCTTCGCAGTTCCAACGGTTGTAACCGTGTGTCCGTTGTTGCCCTCATCGGTAAACGCTGTGCTGGCGTCTGGCCCGTCAGCATGAATCAATAGACTGGTATTGGCATCAACCCCCTGAATCTGTCCGCCGTCCTTGTAAAAGCGCATATAGCCATTACCAGCTTCGATTATATAGGCTTGAGTTGTACTAAACTGGAAGGGAAGCAGCCTAATAACTTCATTGTTATTTTTGGCATTGGCGATATATTCAAATCCGGGCCGGCGCGTGGTGCCGCCCTGGGGTAGCGGAATCGTGTTGAGCATGGTCTTAGCCCCGCCTTCCCACTTAGCAAGATCGCTGCGGGCGTAGACCTTGGGCGAAAGCTCCCCGGCGTTAAAGATGCGTTTTACGACATGTGCCACTATTCCCAGCCTCCGTCATCCAGGCTCGGCGAAGACTCGCGGATCATTGATTTAGCGTCCACATTGCGGGCGTTGCTCAGATTGCCCTCATCCAGGGTTTGTTTGTAAAAGGCCCACATATCCTTCATTACAGCGCCCTTTTTGGCCAGGGCCGGAGCGAGTTCCGCGGCGATCCGCGCCGCCCAGGTGCGTATGAAATGATCCGGCATTTCCGATACCGTGGATTTATCGGCCACATATTCCAGCACGGCATCAGACGCCGTGCAAAGCAGCCGGCGGCTGTTGCCGCTGCCGACGATTTCAAACTGCGAGCCCTCGGGAAGTGTTGCAATCGGACGGCGCATATCGTCTGGCACTTCGTAGCAGTAGCCATTAGCGTAATCCGGATTGATCTCATATCGGATCGCCTGGCCGCCGCTGGTATAGGCCGTAAACTTTGAGCCGTCCAGCTGGTAACAGGCAAAGGTGTCCGTTGCTTTGGAAGATACGCGCACAATACGCCCGTTGATTTCGGTCATGCCAGAAACATCGGATATTTTTACAAACCAGCCGTCTTGAAAACCATGGCTTGCGGCAGTAATGACAACCGGATCCGCGGCCGTAATGCCGGTAATCGTCACGGCGTCATAATCGGCCTCATCTGTGCCGGCCGCCAGGTTCAGGGCCAGCTGCTCGGTTGCAAACTGCCAGTTCTTGGCCTCTAAGACCGCTTTTCTGGCCGAGTCATAGACCACGTTGCAAAGCACTTCCTCCTTGCTGCTGGAACTGGTGATGGTGCCGATATCGGTCAGGCTTGCCGGATCGGCCCCCAGCCAGGTCATGGCCAATTTGCAAACGGCTAATTCGGTTGTAATCCCGCCGCTTGCGCTTGTTATTATTCCTGCTACGCTTCTCCAGTAAACCGGCATGTTAAAACCTTCTTGACAGTTTCATTAATAGTATCCAGATTGTGCGCCTAATTGATACATTGCGCTTGTTGAGTCCCCGTAAAATGTAATGGTAGATATTTTCCCAGCCGTATTTCCAGTGTCGCTCCATTCTTCTTTATAATTTGAATCAAACGACACGGTCCTTCCGCCTGTACCATCTTGAATGAAAATAAATGTCAAAATGAAGTCATTGACGCCTGTTGGCGTTGGCGCAACAATACTAATATCATCCTGGAGTGTAATTATATGAATCCTTGCTTTTGGTTGTCCTGATAATTGACTATCAGAACTTAACAAACTTAGATCAGGAGCGTAGGGTGTTGCAGAAGTCGTATGGGTGAAAGTTGTATTACTGTACCTTAATCCGTCTGCAATGCCTGTCATTGTCCAGTCTTGTTTATACGGCTGGGAATCCTGGTCGGATACCCGCATTCCTTTGTTATCTCGAAAACTGTTGTAATATGCCGCCGTTTCTCCGGCTTCATAGGCAAGTACCATATTACCTGCCATTGTCTTTAAAAATTCATTATTGGCAATATAATTATACCAAGGCGCTTGGTTTAAGCTGGCCCAAATCAAAAGGCCGACATCGGTTATGAAATCATTATAGGTTATTCTGGTCTTTTCACTTCCTGCATTGGCTATGCATATTCTTGTCGCCGCAGTCCCATAAGTCCCATTATTTTCAAAATAGTTATGATGAACATTATAAGAATGCGCTTGATATAGATAGACGTTTAAATAGTAAGCCGTTGGCGAGAAATGGTCTGTATATCCAAGGTATTCTGTTGTATCAAATCCATTGCTTTCGATTGTGCAGTTGCTTATGCTTCCTTTTGTTCCGGTATATACCTTGATTCCAGCCTTATGATTAAGTTGGATTGTTGAATCTTGAATATGGGTCGAAGTCGTCCAAAGATAGGCGTCCGCCTGAGAGCCTACCAGGTTAATTCCATAGCCGTAATTTGAAGACACATCGCAATTTTTAATATAAGTGTAAGAACTTCCTTCTAACTTTATGCCGTCATCGTTTGAGTCATTTATCCAAACATTTTCAATAAGACCACGCATAACGGCATAACCGTGAATACCATAGCCACCTGCAGCATAAGCAACCGCTGGCCCTTGGATAGTAAGATTTCTAACGCCCATTCGTATATGGTAAGCGTTGTCGTCTGCACCCATTTGAATCGCTGCGGTTGAGGTAGATCCGTTTTTTAATACTGTTGATGGCCCAGAACCTTCAAGAACCTGAAAACTGTCGATCATTATCGGTGCTGCAAGTACCCAATTCCTTCGGGACAACTTTACCGTCCCGCCATCTGTATAATCCATTGCCGCATTCGGAGAAGTTGGACCCGCCGGCAAAGCATTTAAAGCGGCATTTATTTGTACCTGGTCTGCCGTGCCGTCGATAGCCCCAAACCATTCTGGATAGATCTCTTTAACTACGCCAGCACCAACGGTTACGGAACCGCCAGCCGACATGTCAAATATTTGTTGATTTGAATCGGCAATAATCCCCCCATTTATCGTCAATGTTATTCCAGAAGCAGGTTGAATTAATGCGCCAGGTTCAAAATCAAGGTACACGCCTGATGTTAGGGTTAGATCGGTTTCGAGAGCATGCGTTCCCGAAGTAACGCGCACCTTGCGATATCCTCCGGCGGCCTGCGTGTTGTGCCAGGCCAGACTGCCGGGAATTGAGTCATCGCCGGTGTCAAAACCCCAGGATAATGCGGCAAAAAGCAGAAAAACAAAAAGCCAAACGATTATTTTGGAAATTTTTTTAAACTGCAAGTAGATCTCCTTTAAATACCAGCACCCAGCGCTTATCCCCGGCGTTTGAGTCCGGTTTGATGATGTTCGGTGAGTTTTCATCCTGTGCGTTGTCGGCATCCAGGGTGTAGACGTAAAAAGCGAAGTTGGCGGCATCGACAACAAAGGCAGCATCCCCATTGTTGAGAACACTGCCATCGAAATAATCAAGCGATTCGGTGCCGCCGCCCGTCAAAGATGTGGCCGGGTAAAAGAATTGGTCAGTCATCAGCTATCCTTATCTTTGGGCCTTCCCGGGCCGCGCTTACCGTCCTTGGCTTCGGCGTTCTCGTACCGGGTCAGTTCCAGCCATATCTTTTTGCGGTCCCAGTTAGTATCGACCTTGGCAAACCTGGCAAGCGCCTCTTTAAGCTGTTCGGTGCTGCGCGGATCGTCGCCGTGCCCGTATTTGGTGCGTTCTTCGCGGGCCTTGGCGATCTCGGCCGCCGCTTGGGCCGCCGGCGCAAAGTGTTTGTTAGGCTTGTAGCCGCTGGCGAGCCAGTTCTCCGGGAACGGATCACCGGGCTGAAAGTGTTTATTGTGCGTGAAACAATCTCGGATACAGATAAAACTTGCTTGCTGCTGTACTGCTATGGCCATCGGTCGGCCCTCCTTGTTGGTGGGAAATGGTTAAGGCCCCCACCGCTGCGGGAGCCTGTTGGTTAGCCTGCCTTTACGGTCAGGGTGAAGGTTTCGTTGGCTGCCATGGTAACTGAGTTTCGGACCCATATCTCGGCATAGACAAGCCCGTTGGCCGCATCCGCCCCAATAAAGCGTGTGCAGGGACCGCCTTTCCCGATTGAAGAGCGCTCGCTTTTTGTTACGCCAAGATTTGCGGATATCGTCGGGTTTGAGTCTTTGCGGCTTGATCCGATGCCATAGACGTTTGCTGATAAATTGCCCATGTTAAACACTCCTGAAAAGATCAGGGGTTAGGCCAACCGAAGCTGAAAGGAGTAAAAGGACTTCGACCGGCCTCCCCTGGGCCGTTTAAGGATTAATCAATGACCTGCCCCTCGCCGGATTCCATCCAGGCCGATACGTTGGCAGCGGTCACATTGCCGGTGTTGGTAAATTTCATGCCCAGAAACTTGAGCCGTTCGGTTCCTGCCGGAAGCTTATAGCGCACCATCGTACCGGGAGTAGATCCGTTGTTGATGGTTGGCAAAGTAGCAACCACCGTGCCCGCGGCATTCAGGTTGTTGGCGGTGTGCGTCATTAAATATGGGGTGACATTTCCGCCGGCCACGTTCTCAGTCTGTACCACACAGACAACAGACATGCCGCCAATCTGAGCGTTTTTGTTGGCTCCCCATCCGTCCTTGTTGGTCGGAGCGTTGTTTTTGCTGGATACATAAGAGCAGACAGTGGACGTATTGTTGCCCTTGACATCCTGCACATTGGAAAAAAGAAATCCATATTCTATCATACCCATTGTTATTTTCTCCTTTGTAAACTCAAAGGGTTAAGTGTTAAATTAGGTCAAGGCCGCTTCGGTGTTTAGGATGATCGGGCTTCGGCACATCCTAAACGGAATTCCCCGAAAGCGCATAAACGGACGCCCGCCCAAGCCCTCTTCCACCGACCAGTTGACGTTTGACTTGTCTTTGAGCCGGATCTCGGCCTGCGTCTGCACCACCTCGTTGCCGTAAATGCGGGTGTTGGCGTTAACAATCATCCGGTTTAGCAGTGTAATCAAATTGTCTTCGTCGAAGGTGTTGGACGCGCTGGCGGTTTCGATGTTTGCGATACGACCGATAGCGCGGGTGTGCTTTACAGCCATACCCACATTCCATTTGAATTCGGTGGCATAGGCCCGGAATTTCAGACTGTTGGCGTCAAAGGCGTCCACGATGCCAAGATCGTTCATTTCCAATCCTGCTGTGGTGCCACGCGGATAGAGCATGTGGCAAGTGCCCGCACCCCAGGTCACAACAAA